TAAAACATCCAAATTATAATAAAGATTATTATCTATTTTTCCGGTTTGTATTATATTATAGGAATTTAAAGATTTTTCTTTTAAAATTAAAGGTGTACCAGCACTTACGATATATTGTAAAGTATTTAATTTTTGCCCCCTATTAAAATTTGAATATTCACCAACACTCTTAAAATTATAAGAATCATATAACTCAGAACCAAATAATTTACTCTGATTAATACTGAAAAGATCCATCAATTTCTTCATTTCTATGGGAAAATTTAATCTAAAATCATCAGTATTTAAATCTAAACAATCTGACATATCATATAAATCATCTACATTACAAGTGTCTATGTCAGACTTGTTTGAAATAAAATTAGAAATTTTTTCATAAGAAACAACACCTAAATCATCATGTTGTAATGGTTGTTTTCCAAAAATGGTTCCCAAGAAATTATCAAAAAGATTTTTACTTTCTTGTAAAGTATTTTGAAAAGCGACAGATTTCATATTTGATGCCATGTCAAAATCTTCATTTATTTTAAAAATATCGTAATATTTTTCAGGATAAAAGGAAATATAGTTTGGTAATGTTGTTCCTGTTATTGCTTTGTATGTTGTACCACTATAATTCTTATATAAAGTATTATTAAATTGTTTTTTGTAATATTTGTTAGACCATCTAAAACCTGACCAATCACCTGTTGCCAACGCAGATTTACTCCAAGGATTATATTCCAATTCTGTTGGAGCATATTGAGCACTCAAAGAGTATACAAACCCCTTTGGGTTGATATAAAACCTATCAATTATTTGTTGCGTTTTAGAATCAATTATAAAAACTTTATTTTCTATCGAATTTATAACATATATTCTACCTAATAAGTCTGATGCTATCCCCTCTAACGCTGTTTCATCGGCATTATAATCCGCATCAAACCATTCGGGTACATCATCGGAATAACTATTATCTGTTATTTTTACAGAAGAAAAAGAACCAGTTTTTGAATCTATCGTTCCCACCCATTGATAACTATACGTGAACCAAGGATTTTGTTCTGTATCCAATGTCAGGTGATTTATTGCATTAAATCCACCAAATGAACTAACAAGTTCACCGAGACTATTTATTTTTTGCAAATATCCAGTGTTGTTTCCTACGTTATTTGTTAATGTTATCCAGATGTTATTTTCATTATCACATATTAATTGTTCGGGACATGAACATAATGGATATCGAAAAGTTGATAATAAAGAACCAGCTGATGAATATTTTACCAAAAATCCACTAAATGGGTTTGAATACGTTACCCAAACGTTATCATCTAAATCTGTTTCAGCATAAGAAGGTTGAATTGGATAGGCATCATCGGTTTCCGTGGAAGTTGACTCTATATCAGAAGAATCTCTCCACCATTTTAAATGTCTTGGATTTTTATCAGATTTAAATTCAGTTTTTAGTAAAAAGTTACCACTATTATCATATTTAAAAACATAGGGAGTGTCGTATAATGTAATCCATACATTATAGTTGCTATCTAATACAACTCCATTTGGAGTAACTTTATCTGGAATTAAAAACAAATCATCATTTATTTCATTTCCTATTTTTTTTAATTGTGAACTCAAATCGATGTCTAATAATATATCACCAATAGAATTTATTCTATACAATTTGTTTAATTCCCTATCGCATACCCACGCATGGTAAGTTGGTGCTGGTAAGGCGGCTATACTATTGATTCCATGTATACCCGATACAGCAAATCCATATGAATTAATTGGGGAACCATTTAAATCAAAACTTTGAAATTGATTATCATATGCTTGTAAAATGGGCATATCAAATGCTTTTACATGGACTTTATCCATATAACCTAAATTTACATCATATGATTCTTGTGTATAGTAATATTGAGCAGTTGCAAGCATTCCAGCATTTGGATTGGAAATCCACAAAATTGGATTTATAAATTTTGAAGATAAATCCGGTAAAGGGAAATAACCAGAACCGTCAATTCTACAATCAATAGCACTTTGAATGTTAACAAAAGATCCTTTATAGTATCCACCAATTTTAAAACCATTATCATCTACAAATTTAAACTGAATAGAAGATGGATTATATACAAAATTCAAAAGATCTCCTTGAAAATTAACAGAAGAAAGAGAAATGGGAACATTTTTAGAAGAAAATAATTCATAATATGTAGTGTCATCAAACGGTACATAATTTACAAATTCATTAGCATCAAATATTTTTGTTCCGTTACCATCGATAAAATTTTCTTGTTCGTAAATAGAATTAAATCCAAAATTTATAAATATAGGATTATTTTGATTTAAAAATTTTATTTTGGAAATGGGAGTAATACCATTTTGTGTGATTTTTAAATTATCAGGCTCTCTCCAAGTAAAAATATGTGGAATAGTAATCGTTGCGTTGCTATTGGAATAGCTCGGCGTTTCATCATCCAAATTAAAGGAATCATGTTGTGACTTTAAATGATCGGTTCTTAATGTTGCAATTATTGTACTATAAGGTTTTCCTTGTATATATAAGTCGGTATTATATAAATCATCTATAAAATAAAACTGAGCAGTACCAGTAACACCAACCACAAAACCATCTGGTGATACGTTGCCATCATTATCTATTTTGATTGGTGTATCCAAAGTCTTAATGAAATTTATTTGGTTTCCACTCAAATCTAAAAATCTCCACTGTGGTCTCAAAAAAGACCATTTGTTTTGTGGTTCTTGATATTGATAAGATTTTGAAAATTGTGCTGCTAAATCAATATAATGTTCTTTATTACTAGATGATGTTATGTTTATTTTGAATGGATATCTATTTAGATGTCCTGCAAATGTGGGCGGAGGAACTGTTTCAAAATATAAAGATTCGTTTAAAAACAAAGAAACGTTTAAAGATGATGTAACCGACACGTAAGTGCCATCATCTTTGTATGCGTTTAATGTTGGTGTGTAATGTCCTTGGTTTTTATAAATATAAGTTGGGTTTGGATTTCTACTAGTCGCACCATCTCCAAAATTCCAAAGAAAAGATTTATATGAACTTAATGTATCAGAATCAATAGTAAATTTAAAGGTAGTTGCTTTTGCATACCCACTAATAGAACTGATAGAAAAAGATGCCATATTTTATTAAAAATCAGATGCTTTAATTGATCCGGTAATTTCTCTAATTGTAATTCTTGATGTTATATTAGAAACATTATTAAAAATAGGATATTTAAAATCTTCTAATGTTACATTTTGTGAATACACAACAGAATCATTTTCTGGGTATATATTATTCCAAAACAATAAAGAAATACCTTCTACGTATGTATTAGTATCAGAACGATATGTTTGAACTCTTTGAACACCATCAATATTGAGAATGTTTGTAGTCAATTGATATATATCAATAAGTTGTCCTAGCTTGTTTACCTTTCTATTGAAAGTATTATTGAAAAGATTTTGAATATCAGATAATATTGCAGAGTCAGCCCTTCTAGTATTAGGATTTTTGGTAATAATAAGTCCGGAATTTCCCAAATCAGAAGGATTTGGAACAACAGAAGGACTCTTAACATAAAAATCCATATAAATATAAACAGGATCCATTGGAACAAGTTTGGAAGTAATTGTCTTATGTGGGTTTGTTCCATTTAAAATCAATTCTTTTTGTGGGGAAGAAAGATAATCCTGTAATGGGGTATTGGGAACCAGATACAGATAAAGATTATTAAAATTACAACTGTTTGCAAAATTTACCTGATTTATTAAAATCCTATTCTCAAGTTGTGGAGAATTTAACCCAATATTATACAAATATCTTATATGTCCTCTTAAATAATCGTCATTGCTAATAATTTTAAGATCAGATATAAAACTGGAATAATTTGATTTTATATATGATTCATAATCATTTGTTGTTACTAATCTATATTGAGATCTAAATGCTTTGGGTGCATTTTTTCTTATCGAATCAACGTTTTCTTCTTCTGTATAAACAGTAGAAGGGAAATCATTATTTAATGAAATTTCTGATAATTGTATGTTACTAAGATAATTTTGGTTTAATTTGATATCATTTATTATTTCATTATATACAACAGAGTTATAAGCAACAACTCTACCATTTACAAGTGTGTTTGTACCAATACCAACGGCGTTTTGATCGATATTCAAATAAAAAACCTGAACAATATCTCCGGTTTGTAATTTTCTACCATTTACATCATCACCGAATTTAATTTCATAATTTTTATTATGATTAAATCTTACTTCATATACATTATCATTTGATTTATATAAGAATAATTCGGTGGCTCTTGTCCATTCTTCCCATTTACCAGTTGCTTTTGGTTTTACAAAAACAAATAAATTAAAATGGTCAATATAAACATTTTTAGGTAATGAAAGAAAAACTGTTTCATCATCAATACCGAGCGATGTATACTGTGGATATTCTTGAAAACTTCCCTGATATGCCAAATATGTATTAGCTATGTTAGAAATTGTTTCTTGTAGATTAGTAAATTTAGTAAATGTTATATCTTGATTAACGGAATATCTTGTACCACCAATATCTAAATAGCTATAACGAGGAATTGTATAATTGTTTGATAACAATACATCACTTGCGGTTATAGTAAAAGGTACATTTTGTCCTAAACGACCCACTGGGTTATAATTAAGTAATTTTACTATACGATTCATATTCTCATATAGTTGAGCTTCTGTGAACATACTTTCCGATGATGTTTTATTTAAGTAATATAGAAGCGTACTAAAAGAATAACCAATAACATCTATCAAAGCTGATAGATTAGAACCTTGATAATTCTGATCTGTGAATATTCCACCCTGATTTAATTTACTGATTATTAAATCACGAATACTAGTTCCATCAAAAGATGCGTATGATGTTTTATCGAATGTTGGGTCAGTAGCCATTATTTATAATTATCCTTTAAAATAGAATCTGTCCACCAAGTTGAGCAAATATATTTAAAGTATCCTGTTTATTTATTTCTCTGAATGTATAGATTACGGTTATGCCGTAACCGGGGCCTATTTCCTCGATTTGTTTATTTTTTGCTAAAGTAAGAATGTTTCCATTTAACGTTGCTATAGGAGTGGAATATGGGTTTGTTTGAACATTAACTCTAATAACCTCAACCCTTGGTTCAAATTGTGTAATTCCATTGTATATAGTATCACCTATTACTTTTCCACCTAATTGTGTAACTGGTTCAAATAAAAATTGTTCTAATGAACAACCAAAATTTGGATTTAATACTTTTTCACCCTTTTTTGTTGTAAAAATATTTCTTATGGAGTTTTTGACAGCTTCTATGTTTGTATCGACTAATATATCATTCGATTGTACCGGATTTAATCCCAACCCAATACTATTTTGAATTGAAAAATCCAAATGTAGATCAACATAAACAGGATTAACTTTAGTAATCTTTTGTGTTATGTTAGTAGACTGCGAGTTTACTTGTTTAGGTCTAATTAAATTGTTGAGATCGATTGTTGCCATCTTTAAACTACTTATTGAAAAAGTAACCATTCAGAGATAAGTAATAATATCAACTATGGATAAGTTCTCTAAATTCGATACTCTTCTTGAAACTGCATTTTCTCACTATTCAAATGGTGGATTTCGTGAAGGTTCTCCCGTAAAGCTAAAGAAATCCTTTATAAGCCACCCCTATTTTAAATCCCATTATAGTGGTGATGAAATTTTTGTAAATTGGATCACAGATCTTATCGAAAGGGGATATTTCTTCTTTATTAAAAGAGTTGTTGGTCATGGTTCAATGCAAAATGTAAAAGATGCTAATGACAATGAAGGTGCGGGGGATGCTTTTCTCCTGTTAAAGATGGACCCCAGAACCGTAAGTGCCCCCACAGAACTTTCCGAATTTACAGTTCCTGCTGATTTTAGTATTGTTGAAGTTTTAAACTTCGGAAACAATCTCCCTCCGGT